TTCTGAAAAGAACATTTCTTTAGTTACACTTTCAACAACTCTTTTTGGCGTTGCTACCTCAACAGTCATTTCCATTTCAGCTGGACTTGGTGTTGTTTCTTCATTAACTGGCATTTCTTCTGCTGGAGTTTCAATAGCAGCAATAATACCTTCAACATCTACTTTTAACACATTACCATCTTCAAGAATATACTCTCCAACTGGCACCGGTACTTTTTCCTCACCATTTAAAATAAATACAGAAGGTTTAGTTTCTGTATAATCTCCAACTTCGAATGTGTCTGCTTCAATAACAGTAACACCATCTTGTAATTTCATTTGAGCAAGTTTAACTTCCATACCCAAAAGTTCTTTAATTTGATTTACTACGTTCATATTTACTTTTTTATTTATTATCCGTTTCTTAAAGCTATTTTATTACCTTTTAATTTAGTAACATAATAATCTATATCTTTAGCATAAAGTTTTAATGCTTCACCTTGATTTTTAATTTGTGCAGGTAATTCAATTCCTAAATCTTTTGCTGATTTTAATACATCTTCAAATCTTTTATTTGCACTTAATAAAATCTGACCTACTGAATTAAAATCACTTGAAATTTTATTTGCTAATTCATTATAATCAACTACATTTGTTTCTGCTTTAAAAAAAACATCATTAAGTTTTTGATAATCTTTATTAAAATCATCAACTAAAGCTAATTCAATTCTTTCAGATGCCAATTCTACTTTTTCAAATAACTTATTACCAATCTTTGTTACTTCTGGGTTCATCTATTTTTTATTTAAAAATTAATACTATTTATATTTGTTATAAATTTGCTATCCGTTTGTTCTAACTATTGTTTTAACTCCATCTACAACTGTTACAGTTGAAGTGCCTTGTGCAACTGTTGAACCAATACCTTGATTTATTAATTCACCTTTGCAACATTCATTTGAATATGTGCTATCATCACATAAACAACCTCTTTTTCCATCTTTTGGACTTGTGTACTTGTTTTTTCCCATTATTTTAGTTATTAAATATTTTACCAATTTTTCCTAATTGTTTAATTACATTTTCATTATTATCATAATGCTGTTCAATTTTTAAACTTTTAATCTTGTATATTTTATTTATATTACTTCCTGTTGCATAAACTCTACTTACTGGAATACCTAATGCATTTGCTTTGTTAATCATTCCTTGCTTTAAATGCCTTGCTGATATTATATAAACATCATTTCCTTCAGCTAAAAATTTAGTTGCCATTTCAGTACCTTTTGCAGTACTTAATGTGCCATCATAATCAAAACTAATTTTCATTTTTAAGAATGATTTGTTTTATCTTTTCAATCAATTCTTGTTCTGCATCTTGTTGTAGATTTAATTCTGCTTTCTCAGAAAAATATCCTTCAATAGAATAACCTTGATATTTACCTTCTTTAACATCATTCCAAACTTCATCATTGTCTATTCTTTGAACTACAACCCAAGCACCTTCAACAGCATTTAAATTGTAAATAGCTGATTTATCTTTTTTAACATCTTCAACTATCCAACTTTCTATTGTATAAACACCTTCTGTTTTCTTGTCGTGTTCTAATGTTGAATTATGTATTTTAAGTTTCTTTAAATATAGTTCTGATGCTTTTCTAACTGTTTCTTTTGAAAAACGAATGTTATATTCATAATCACCATTTCTTCTATAAATATCTTTTTCAGGTATTAAAGCTAAACCTATAACTATTCTTTTATCTTCATCAATAGTTTTAAGTTCAACTTTGTGTTCATTTAGTGCAACCCAATTTTCTTCTATGGCTGGAAATTTAACTAAACTAATGGCATCAATTCCATCTTGAATATTTTCTTCGTCAATATCTAAATAAATAGTTTCTAACTTCTTCATTGTACTTTTTTTTAAAAATTAAATTATTTACATTTTGTTTTAAATAACTAACATTAAATATCTTTTTAATACTTAATGTTACTTATAACTATCCTAAACTTGCGTTACTAACAATGTTTCTATTTAATGATTGTGCTGATGTTACATTTTGTGCAACTACATAAGCTTGTATTGGCGATTGATTTTTATTGTTAATACTTTCTGCTATTTGATTAGCACCACCTTGACCAACTACATTGAAACTTGGAGCAGCAGCACCACCACCAGAAGGTACGCCAGCACTACCACCACTACCACCAGGCACTTTTACTGACATAATTTTTTGTACATTGGCAATTCCTTGAGCAGCAACAATAGCAGTAGATGCAATTTTAACAGCCATATCTACAACAGGGTTGCCCATAGATTTAGCAGCCCAAACTTCAGAAATACCTTTATAAGTATTAATAGTTGCAGCAGCAATCGCTAATGCTTTTCCAGCAGCAGTTTTTTCTCCAGCTATTTTAGATAATCCTTCTAATGCATTAGACACTGCTCCCATTTGAGCCATTTGTGCTGACTTTTCTGCTTCACTTATTTTAATTCTTGCTTCAGCATTTTCTTTTAGTAATTTTGTACGTTCTTCTTCTGATATATTAGTAGCTTCAGTAATTAATCTTTCTTGTTCTGTTATTGCTTCTAATTTTGCTTCAAAAGCTAAAGCATCATTTTCAATTATTAATTGTTGTTTTTCTAATTTTTTATCAAATCTATAAGTATCTATTTCATCTTGTGCAGTTGTAATTTGATTTTCTATTTCTTGCTTTTTAGCAGCATATTCATTTTCAGCATCTATTCTTGCTTGTGTTCCAGCTTTAGTTGTTTCAATTACATTTTGTAATCTTTCTAATTCTTGTGTTTTAGCAAATTCTAATGCTGATTTTTTAGCCAATAAAATAGCTTCTTCATCTTTTAATCTTTCAGCATCAAATTGCTTTTGGTCTATTGCTAATTGTGTTTCAGCTTCTTGTTTAGTTTTTGTTAAATCTAATAGTTCTTTATTGAGTGCTAAATCATTTGCTTTTTGTTCTGACCTTAAACCCTCAATTTGTGCTAATACACCTTCTCTATTTGCTAAAGCATTTGTTACAGCAACTTGGTTTTCTATACTTTTATTTTGTTGTAATGTAGCATTGGCAGCAGCTATTTGAGCATCAGCAGCTCCAAGCATAGCTTTTTCTTGATTGTTTAAAACATTTTTTAAATCATCATTTGCTTTTATTCTATCAGTAACACTATTTCTTTCTTCATCTCTAACCTGTCTTAATTTTTCTGCTTGTCTATCATATTGTTCAACTAACCTTGCTTGATTTGCTTCTGCTAATTTTGCATTATTTTGTAATTGTGTATTTGCTTTAGCTTGTTCATAAGCACCTTTAATTGATATTTTACTAACACCATCTATTGTTCCTTCAACAACTGCTCCTACTTCACTTATAGCTGAACCAATATTATTTGCAACTTTTTTACCAGCTTCTAATGCATCTTTACCAACCTCAACAATATTATCTTTTGTAGTTGAAATTCTTTTATTTAATTTTTCTATTGTTTTTTCATCACCATCACCAAAGAAACTTTCTTCCCAAGCAAGTTTTGCTTCATCAATAGCTAAAGATATTGCATAGAAACTTAATTTTAAAGGTGCTAAACTTATTGTAATTAAACCACTTATAGTATTTGTTAATCCTTTAAACCCATTACTTGATTGATTTACTTTTTCAACAACAGAAACAACTACATCAACAACTTTAGTAAATACATTTGTTACAGTTCCCATAGCAGTAGCCATAGTATCAGCAACTTTTTGATTGCTCATAAATATTTCTTTTAAAGTACCAAGAGCACTAATCACAAGACCAATACCCATAGCTTTAATAGCTAAACCAGCACCTTTAAAACCTTCGGCTAAAGTCTTTGTATTTTTCTCAACTTCTTTTGTACTTTTACCAACATCCTGTACTACATCAGTTGTTTTTTCTAAATTTTTATTTAAAGATTTAATTTCTTTAGTTACATTATCAATGTTACTATTTACCTTTAAATTTATTTCCTTGTTTTCCATTCTCTTTTTATTTGTTTAAATGTTCTTGACCAAGTTGTTGGTAATTCATATTTACCTTTTGCTATTTCTATTGTTTCTGATTGTCCGTAATGCTCATCTAATTGTAGCATTTCTAATATTAACTTTATCATTATGGTTGTTGTGTTATTGGTATTTCTACTGTTATACTATTATCATTATAATCTAAAAAACCAATAGATATATTTTCACTTCTTTCTATTCCACTTGTATTTGCATCTATTGTAACTATCATACTTGTATCTTCATATTTAACTCCAAATGTTGGTGATGAAATAAAATTTTCAAGTTCTTTAATTGAAAATTGTTTAAACATTCCTTTGTATAAATCTATTTGAACTTCTTGCGATGTATTATCTACATCTAACATTTCTATATTTGAATATCTATAACCTACTGAATTATAATCTAAATTTCTATAATCATTTATTAATTCAAATGTTGCCTCACCGTTTGTTAAATCAGTAGTAAAAGAATTAATTATATATCTATTGTCTCTAATTATAACCCTATCATTTAATTTTAAATTTGTTAAGTTTCTTGGTTCTAATTTTGCTTTAACTTTTAAAACTCTAGTCTTTTGATTATAAAGATTATCAATATATTGTTTATAATGTCTAAAATATAAACCTTGTGGTGAATTAACTAAATACCAACTTGAAACTTCATTACCCCAATTCAAAGAATACAAATAACTCAAATCAGTTGCACCTGTATTTATTTCATTGTTAAATCTTATATAATTATTTATTGTTGTATAACTAGTTCCATTATAAATTTTAATAGGGAAAGTAGAAACACTAGTTAATCCATTATTATACATTAATATTGGTTTTGGTGTATAACTTTGAAAATCTTTGTTTAATAATGTAGCAGTTTGAAAATTAGTTTCAACTGTTTTTTCCCACATTATATCTTCAAATGGAAGTTTAATTTCATATTTACCACTTTCTGAATTTGAACCACTATCATAAACTAAATCACCATATTGTCTACTGAATAAACCAGCAAAAGCATTATTTAAAATGTTATCTGATTTTTCATAAGTAAATTCTATTTTTTTAAATAGTTTTGGCTTTTCAATATCTAATTCATCAGCATAAATAAATGGTGTTAAATCTTTTATTTGTCCAGCTTGATAATATAATTCTAATGGTTCTAATTTAAAAGTAGTAGCGTCAATTGGTGTTACTATTAAATTAAACATTTTAACTAATCCCATAAAAAAATCTGCAACTTTAATATCTGGAACATAATCACGAACAGATAATATTGAATTAAATGTTTGACCTACACCACCAGTAAAATAATTATTAGCATCAGTATTTCCCTGACCAAAACTATTTATTCTTTTATAAGTTAATGTTGATTTAAAAGTAAATGAACCTGATGGAGAAACTTTAATTTTATATTGATGACTTATATCATCATCTGATTGTCTAATATCTAATAATGTAGTATTTGTAGTTCCAACTAAATTATCAATAGTATTAATTAAAATATTATCTTGATATAAATCTATTTTATAAGTTGTTGTTGCACTTGCGGTTGCTGGTTGTATATTAACATTAATTACTATTCTTTTATTAATACCCATTTCACCTAAACTATTAGACCTAAAATAAATGCTATTCCAATTAGTAGTAATAGTATCATTTATTGAACTATATTCTGGGAAAGGAGTACTAATTGTAAGAAAATGTAAAAATCCACCAGCATTATATGACCTTGGTAATTCACTATTTTTCATTAACATATATAAATTAATAAATTGTTGATAGTTTAAAAAATTACCTGTAAATGTTATTCCATATTGTTGTTGTATTAAATCTAAAATGGTTGTAATTTTTACTGCTGGAAATAAATCATTCCAATTAATAGCACCTGTATTTGTAGTTATATCATAAGCACCACCAGTATTATAATAAAATTTTCTTGTATTTCCTATTAAAGGATATTTTAAATCATAACTATTAGAAGTTATCCTATTAATGACTTCAGTTGCATTATAAATATGATTTAAATCTGAATAATCTAAAATATTTAATTTATCTTCACCAAATTTATCTTTTAATTGTGTAAGATTTCCATAAAATGTAAGTGTATAACTTTCAATATAACCATTCTTTTTATTTGCTTTTTCTAATTGTACATTACCTTCTCTAAATGGTATTGTATCTACTTCAATATATGCATTATATCTTATTCTTGCATCATATCCATTATCAACTGCATTATCGTACCAATGTGAAAATATACGATTGTTTATAGAAGATGCTGGTATTGTAAATGATTGTGAATAATCAGTAAACAATTTTCCAATATCTGAATAGTTTTGTAATGTAGAAGTAACTGAAACTTTTTCATCTTGGAACATTTCAACTCTTTCATAAGGAAAAGACATTATTTGATAAACTGTTGTACTATCTAAATCTTTTATTATTGAATTAAAATATAAAGTTGTTTCATCGTTTGATGTAATTTTAATAAGTAAACCAGCACCTGTTCCTGATAAAATATAAATATAATAATTTATCCATTGTTCTGTTACCCAACTTTTAGTGGTATCAATTATATAATAATCTTTACCACTTGTTGCAGTACCATTATCAAATATTTTTTCTTTTTGAATATATAACTCCATTATATTACATTATTAATTTGATTGTAATCGTATTCAAAATCTATTTGGTAATTTATCATCTTATCTTGTAAAGAAGTTTTTAAATCAGTTGTCATTGTTTTTAATTTAACTGGTTTAGTATCTAACAAAATAGTTTCTGAAGTCATTAAGTCTTTTATAAGTTCATTATAATATTCATCAACCCAACCTGTATTTATTTTAATAGTTTGTTTTGCTTCATAATTAAATGCTTTGCTTTCACCTCTTAATGGATAATAATTTACTCTATCTGGTAATAATTGATATTCTTTATTTTTAACTTCCCAATTTTGTGTTCTTGCTTTAAAGAATGTAATAAAATCCCAACCACCTAATCTATTAATATATGAACATAGTAATGGCTTATATTTATTTTCACATTCTAAAATAAATTTTGTAGTAAAAATTACTTCATCATTTTTTAATATTTCAAATATATTTCCATTAGCAAATCTTTCAATAGTTGGTTTTGTAGTAGGTATTTTTAATAAAAATTCTTCATCTGGTCTATTTATAATTGTAGTAGTTATAGAAGAACCTGAACCAGATAAAACACTAATTCTATATTTATATTCATTATCACTTATGCCAATTAAAAAATTAATATACTGAGAACCAGCATACCTTGTATCATCAACATAAAATTTATAATTTTTATTTTGTTGCAATGATGTTAAAATTACTTGGTCTTCATTTATTAAATTATTATAACCATCTAAATAATTTGTGTAACCATTTAAAGCTACATAAGTTGTAGTATTTATAAATTCATAAGAATTAATATCATCAGAAGTATATCGCTTTACTTTAACATAACACCAGTTGTTTAAATTTTCTTCTTGAATAGCAGTAATTAAAACAGGATTAATTATATCAATATATTCTTTAACATAATTAGATATATTATATATATTTTTTGTTTGTGTTATTGATGCAGCATTTTTACTTAATGTATAAGTAGGTAATGTTGGTTCAGTTTCATTTTTATGCCACATAAATAATTCAACCTTACTTCCTACTTGATTTGCTACATCTACTTCTATAAAATATGGACTTCTTATAAATATTGTTTTCATTTTATTTATTTGTTATTGTGTAATCTATTAACATTTCTATGTCGTCTCCAAACGCTTTTATTAAATCTGTATCTATGTATTTCTTATATCCATCTTCAAATGGTTTTGTAAAAAATAAACTTGGTTTAATACCTCTTGCCCAAATGTTCTTTGCTATTATTATTCCTATTGATTTATAATTGCCTTTTTTATATTTTCCTTTTTCATCACGTAATCTTATATTTCTTTGTTTTGCCCAAACTTCTATTAATGATGATGGTGGTCTTTTAGTTTTAAATTTAAATCTGCTGTTTGGTGCTTGTTGCCCTTTTATCTTTGCGTTCTTTGATACTTGACTTGGGTCTGCACCTTTAACTCCTTCATCTTGATAAAAGCCATAATCAGGCATAGAAAACCCTAATAAGAAATAATCATTTTCAGATAGTATTTCACCTTTGATATTATTATAAAGTTGTTTAGAAACATTCTTATTGCCTTTAGACAAATTACTTCTTGCTTGTTGAATAACATATTTTTTATATGCTTCTAAAACTTCTTTTGTACTTGTTAAATTATTAGCATTCATTATCGCAACTTGTCATTTCATTAGCAACCATTACATCAAATGTAACTGTCCATCCAGCTATTCTATTTTCAAATCTATCTGTAAATGGTTCACAATTAGGTGTACCTTGTAATTGGTATAAATCATCATATAAAGTTCCACGTCTTAATACTTCTAATAATCTATTAATAACCATTAATTGAGTATGCAATACATCTTGTTCATTATCATTTGTTACAAACTGGTCTATTTGTTCTGTCTTGCTAAAATCTACAACATCCATACATAATACTGATATATTAAATATCCAAGTGTTACCATTGTATTGAGCATTGTTTACAATTATATGCGATAAAGGAAATATAGTTTGTTTGTTTAAATCAACTTCAAATATATCACCAGCTGATACTGTGTTTACAAATATATCTTTATATAGTTGGTCTTTTATTGCAGTTGTTATTTGGTAAAATCCTTTCATTATTTACTTCTTATTAATTCAGTTTCTATTTGGTTCTTTTCTTTCTCAAATGTTAAATATGTTAATGCAACTGATAATCTAAGTTTGGAAATATCGTCAAATCTTCTAACGTCTCCTTGAGCAATAGCATAGAATGATGAATACCAACCCCATTTACTTCCAAATTGTGATTGTTTACTATATTCTGAAATTCCCGATTGTTCTCCAAAAAGTGTATCGTAGACTTCAACAATTCGTTGCCTAAATTGTAAAAAAAAACCACAGCACCTAATACAACATCAACAGGTGCAAACTTCATAGCATCACAATATGTATAGCTTCCGTTATATTCTTCTATTTGATATTTATCTTTTAATTTCTTTGTTACTGGTCTATACAATACTGCCATAGCATTATGCATCATATCCCAATCACTTATGTATTTATCTAAGTCTGTATATTCACCTAATGTAATTTCATCAAGGTTAGTTATAAAACCAAACTCAGTATTACCTAATTTAAATGTTTTTTTAAGTTCATACTTTTGTGCAAATAAATTTGATAGGTTAGTTGTTATTTCGTTTACATCTTTATAACTTATTTTAGCAGCATCTTTTAAATCTATGTTGCAAAATATTTCAATCATTTTATGTTGCATAAATTCACCATCAGGATTATCTTTAGCAATAGATAAAAACTTTTGATATTGTTCTAATGTTATTTCTGATAAACTTGTTGGTATTGTAATCTGTAACTTCATTGTTTTTTATTTAAAAATAAAATAAAGTCTAAATTGTATTAAACAAAAAAAAGAGCTACATTTCTGTAACTCTTTATTCAACCATTATTAACCAAAATTTAAACTAACTCTCTTATGTTATCTATTTTTTTATAAACTAATCTTTTATCTAAAAATTGTTTCATAGCATCTTCTTCGTTAAATGCTTCTATGATTACTTCTACATCTGTACTTTCATCATTACGTTCTGTCCAATAGGTTATGCAATACTTTGTCATATATGTTTTCATTTGTTTATTATTTGATACAAATATAATTACATTGTTTTAAATAAAATACATTTTAACATTTCTTTAACATAGTAACTTATAAGTTACGTTTAAAAGTTTTCATCATACATCATTCCAATATGCAAATCAATTAAAGCTAAACACTTTCTTCTTATTTCTTTAATCTTATACGTATCTTCTTTTGAAGTCATACCTGTATCAAAACCTTCAACTGAATTTAATGCTTGATTACACATAGATATTATTTCATATCTTGTATCGCATTGTTCAAACTCCATATTCTGAAATATATCTTCTTCTTCTGTCATTACTTTTTGTGTCAATATAAACCTTAATTTTAATACTTATGTTACTACGAAAGGTAAGCACTTGCTACATTATACATCTGTTGCATCTTTTTAATTTCACCTACATTTCTTGGTAAATTAATTTGAACTTCAACACCTTTAACGTGATGTATATAACATTGTATTGCTGCTATTATTTGTCCGTAAGTCATTAGTAAAATGATATTATAATGTTATTTTGCTTATATTTTAAATCTTAAAAGTATTAAATACACTTAAAATAACAATATA